TATGAACCCCTCTTATTCACAGATACGGTCGAAACAATGCGGTTTGCAGGTAGGCATGCTCTTGCTTCTTCTACGACGGTATAGTCATCCGACTGAATAAAAAAGACAGTCGAAGAGTCGTGAGGAATCATGGCAAGGATGCTAGAAAACGGCGTATGCGCCACTTCTCTGACTTTATCACCCCGACGAACGAACACCGCAGTATACTCGGACCCGATTTGGCGTTTTATATCATTGATTCGTTCATTGATCTCTGGACGCAGCACAAATAGAATCCGAATACATTCGGCATAGTCGAGCATACTAAACTGCGGATGGATATCCGTACTCATGTGCGAAGAACGAAGAATATGTCTGTAGATTGGAAATCCAGGCCGGAGTTTCAGAGACGTGAAATAGTCATGCCATCCTTCACGAAACGTATACGGCCATTTTGCATGTTCGATGAAGAAAGGGACTCCAATTGATCTTGCATGGAGGTATGCAGTACACATGAAGAAGAAGACAGAGAAGAAGCCACCTCCATTGTTGAGGCCGCTATCTAGCCGGAACACAATTGCGTCTGCTTCCGGCATTTCGATCTGTTATTATACACAAATGAGTATATACGAACTATACCGAGAGAAGCTCATCCACAAACCCGAGCGGCAGTGGGAATCTGATCCAACAGTTATCTGTCATCAAATTCTTTCAAACGTGACTCCGAGGTTCAGCATCGTCGTGCCCATCCACAACCAAGAGGGTGTGATTTCACGGGTTCTTTCGAGTATTGTCATGAATACATTGGGCACGTATGAACTGATACTGATCCTTGACGGATGCACTGACAACACGAAGCAGGATGTGATTGACTGGGTGAATACAGTGAATCGCCCACAAAATCTGGTCAAGATATACGTTCATGAGAACCCGACCGGCATTTTCGAGACATCCTGTGACAATCAGGGGTTCGTCCTTTCTAGGGGAGAGTACATCGTTGAGATCCAAGCGGACATGCAGGTTATGACACTAGGGTATAACGTAGTGCTGGCTACACCACTTGTGATATTCGATGACTTGATTGCGATAAGCGGGCGTTGTTGTCATGGATTAAACGGCAATACGCCTTCACATAACACAGGGAAGTTAGGCACGGCAACTGACAATCCCCATGTCTTGAATTCCTTTGACTGCTTTAATCGGGTTGTGTTGTCGCATACGGTCAATCGTGGGCCTCTTGTTCTGCGCCGTAGCATGGTGGAAGCGCTTGGATATCTTGACGAAGAACACTATGTCCTCGGCAATGATGAACATGATCTGTTCTCACGTGCTTGGGTTGAAAAACAATGGAGAACTGGTTTTGTTCCGGTTGAGGTTTACTCTCCACAACATTGGGGGTCAACTCGCAAGGCAATGCCTTCCGAGGTTCGTACATATCTCACAAGTCGTGAGGCAAAAAGCAAGACCGGATTTATGACGAGAAATCGCAACACAATCCTGTACCCTGCTGCAGATATTCGCCAACTTGACATCGATCGTCAGACTCTGGCGATGCAGAGCATCGTAAATAGTTAAAGAGAAGGCACGGTTGTGTTACAATGAACCGCACCGCCGTCATCACGGGCATCACGGGTCAAGATGGATCGTACCTTGCCGAACTCCTGCTCAAGAAGGACTACAAGGTTGTAGGCATTACTCGGAGATCCTCAACTCCGAACACCAGTCGTATCGCACACCTTCTAAGCAACCCTAATTTGCGACTGGAGCAGGCTGATCTCGCGGATTCGGCCTCCCTTGCAAATGTATTTGCAAAGCTCCATTACGCTGATCGCATTGAGGTCTACAATCTTGCCGCGCAGTCTCACGTGGGCACCTCCTTTTCTCAGCCTGAGTATACGGCCAATGTGGATGGACTTGGACCGCTCCGTATTTTAGAGATCATTCGCCAGCAGGCTTTGGTGGGCAAGACACGGTTTTATCAGGCATCCACGTCAGAACTCTACGGCAAAGTTCAGGAGACGCCTCAGACCGAGACGACGCCATTCTATCCCCGCAGTCCGTATGGTGTGGCAAAAATGTATGCACATTGGATCGTGAAGAACTATCGGGAGAGCTATGGAATGTTTGCGTGTAGCGGCATTCTGTTCAATCACGAGTCGGAGCGACGTGGAGAAGACTTTATCACTCGCAAGATCACCTTGGCAATTCCTCGTATTTACTCGTCGGGAATGACGCTTCAACTCGGAAACCTTGATGCCAAGCGCGATTGGGGACATGCACAAGACTATGTATATGGAATGTGGCTGATGCTTCAGCAGAACGTTCCAGATGACTTTGTTTTGGCAACCGGCGCGGTGCACTCCGTTCGCGAGTTTGCCACGCTTGCCTTCGCTGCAGCAGGACATACGATCACATGGCAAAGAGCGGGCGTTGATGAAATTGGCGTGGATGAGACTGGGCGTACGGTTGTGCAGGTCAACCCCGACTTTTACCGTCCAGCCGAAGTGGACTTGCTCGTTGGAGATTCATCCAAAGCAAGGACGCGGCTTGGGTGGGCACCAACCGTCTCCTTTCAAGAGCTTGTCACTCGGATGACGGCGTCTGATGCGCACCCTTGTCAATGACAAAAAGGATATCATCGTACCGACCCTTCACAGACCGGAGATCAAAGACCTTAATGAAAGGCTTCAGCTCGTCCGGTGTCGCAGCCCGAAGCTCTTCAATCCAACGGATATCCTGAATGTCTTCCACAACTAGAACACCGGTCTCCGTCAGAAGCTTGGAATATGAGGACACACAGATCTTCATACTCTCAAGCGTGTGCGGACCGTCATCCACAATGGCATCAAATTTCATACCACTCCACCAGGAGAGCGTGGTAGGAGAATATGCATCGACCTGCGTCTTGAGATTGACCCGAGGGTATCCATTCAGAAACGTCGATGCCGGGCGAAGAGGAGCAAGATCAACTCCGTAGACAGTTGCATTGGGAAAGTAGTCAGACCACAGAGCAATACTCCCCCCATCGTAGATGCCAATTTCCATGACACACGTGGCAGAGGTCCGAAGACGTGCAAAGAGGGTCTCATATGTATCAATGTAGGAATGATCAGTGTTCTTGTCGGTCAGAGCATTGTTGATAAGGGACTGCATACTTGTTGATAGCACCCCGAAGATTTCCATGTATTTAACGACCCGTCCAAACTTTTACAGGCACACCTGGCGGGTGGCGTTGATACTCTTGAAACGTATATCCCCACCCCCGGACTTGCGAATGGATATCCCCAAACACCGAAGGATCATGAACAATGCTAGGGCGTCGCAAATGGCACAGTAGAGCAAAGATCCTCTCAACGCCGCATCGGTGCTCGCGGTCAAGAACATTATTTACCAAGAGCTCCATCGGAAGCGTATCCAAAAACTCAAGAGTAATCACACTCTGCACCCCGAAACACCCAAACCAACGTCCAGAGTGAAAGAGATCCGTAAGCAGTGCGGCCTCTGGAAGAAGCTCAATGAGCTCGGGGACAGCAGAGCTGAGCCACCCAGGGTGAAAATGCCACAGAAACTTCACGTCTGTAACCGTATCCGTGGGAATCGGCGCAGTCAAGAACACTGAGTCATGGAGAATAACAGCCTTCTTGAAAGGCCGATGCTTCTTCAAGTAGAGATAGGGAAGCAGCTCCCCTCGCTTGGGGTACTCGGATGCAACCACCGTGCAGTTCGTCGGGATGTCGCCCCGTACAAATGCCGGATCACTTGCATCGTCAATCACGACAATCGGAGTGGTAGGGTAAAACAGCCGAATACACCGACAACACTCGAGCCAATACCGATTCGTGTCCTCTGATGTAACATGACGGGTAAGAATGAAACCGAGCTCGTCCATATGTAGTTCCCCGCGAACCTCCTATAAATCAGTAACGTAGGAATATGATTGTCCCCAGTTCGCTTTGAATTTGAAGAGGTCAAGCTCTGGATAGTACTCTACTCGCCGAGCAACCCCAGTCCCATATGGATCAATTGGCGGATACACGATCATTGCAACGTCAAGATATGTGCAAGTAGGATCGTGTTTGAAAAGCCAATCTTCGGTTGTCACACACCGAACCTTGAGATCTGCTAACTGATCGGGATTGTCGCCTTTCATTGAAGTAAGAAATGCGTGGCCTGAATGAACAACTGCCGACGTATAGTATCCAATGTTCATAGAATTACCATATGGTGTCTTCATTTTGATAGATGATGCCGGAGACAAGGAACGAATCGCCTCAAAGAACAGTGGCCCGACTTTGCAGGTATCGTGCAAATAGAAATAGGACGAGTACCTGTTGAAGAACGGATACTCCACTACGGCAAGGAAGGCAGTATTGTCAATAGAATTGTGATTGGCCTTTACATACGTGATTCCATCCACCACTTCATGCGAGTAGGCATCATGACCACCAACTACTACAACGACTTCAAACAGATCAAACATCGATGCGGATCTCATGCTCGCAATCAAGGTCTCAACAGCCTTCCCATTTTTGACGTACGAGTTAACGAGAATACACGGATGCATTGTAGACAATGAACAAAATCTAGGTCAGTTTTGACCCGCATTTTGTTTTTTGATTTCTTGGCTGATTTCTTGTGTGGAGATCTCGGCTGTACGGGGAGGACCCTTTTGGGACGTCTAGTTGCTGTACGCAAGACCGCCCATGCCGGACATCACGCGCAGCACGTTGTAGTTCACCGCGTAGACGCGCACCTGGGCCGTGCGGCCAGAGCGCACCGTGTTCACGGACACCGTCAGCTGGAGGGTGGCCTTGTCGATACGCGAGAAGTTGCAGGTGCCAGACGGCTGGTGCTCCTCCGGCTTCAGGGCAAACGAGTACACGTTGATACCCTGGGTCGGCGTGCGCGTGTGGTGCTGGAACGGCTGCACGCGGGAGAAGTAGCGTCCCTCGCGCTCCGTGAAGCGGTCCTGGCCGTTGAGCTGCAGCTTGGCAACCTCCACCGGGTTCTTGCCCTCGCAGCGGACACCGGACTGGAGGATGACCTTGGCGAGCAGGTAGTTGGTCGTGTCCTCGAACACGATCGCCTGGTCGTTGCCGCCGGTGCCGATGTTGCTGTCGAGCCACGACGCACCACCCAGCGAGGGGCCCGTGGAGATGCCAACACCCGGGAGGTAGGGGCCCGAAGGACCATCGCCCGTCGTCGTGGGGACCGTGCCGAGCTGGCCCGTGCTGCCGCCCGACTGGCCAGTGCCCAGGCCGCCGCGGGCCAGGACGTCCATGACGATGCCCTCCGTGGAGAAGTCATCCGTGTAGTTGAACGGCTGGCAGCCGTTGACCTCAGCGATGAACGTCTGGTTCGGCGTGCAGTCCACATACGAGTCGCGCTGGACAACCCACACGAGCTCCTTGACCGGGTGGTTGAAGTTGAGCTGGATCTTGTTGGACGACGACGTGATCGACTCGGCACCCGTGAACTGCAGCTGCTCAATCAGGTACTCGTGCGTCTGCTGGGCAAAGCGGCGACGCTCCTCCGTGTCCAGGTAGATGTAGTCGATGTACAGCGACGCGGCCGTGAGCGACTGGATGCTCACCGGCGCCGTGGACGAGCCCGTCAGCTCGTAGTAGCAGCAGTTGAGCCACTGCTCAAACTCCACGTTGATGCGCACCTCGTGGTACTGGAGCGCGATCAGCGGGATGGCCAGGCCGGGGTTGCGGCAGAACCAGAACTGCAGCGGGATGTACAGCGTCTTGGCCGGGGTGCCGGCGCGGGGGGCGCAGGTGTTCGTCAGCTCCGAGCCGGCGCACGACGCATCCAGCGCATAGCCCTTGCGGTCCTTCATCAGGACGAGGTCGTGCGTGTTGCCGATCATGTCGTTGAGCGCCTCGATCGTGCCGATGTCCTGGGACAGCTGCGTCCAGATCTGCATCCAGTCGCCGTACTGGCGGTCGATGCGCTGGCCGCCAATCTCGAGCTCCACCGTCTTGACGAGGCGGTGGCCGATGTAGTTGAGCCAGCGGAAGCGGTTCAGCTGGGTGACCGAGGCAAAGTCCACCGCCGGGAGAACCACCTGGAGGTAGGTGCGGTACATCAGGTCCGCGTTACGGTTGATGACGGCCGTCACACGCTTGTTGAAGTCGGCCTGGCCGTTGAACGTCACCTCAATGGACTCCATGGCGAAGTTGGTATGACGCTTGTACAGGACCTTCCAGAACGTGATCTGGGGGGAGCCCGAGATGTAGATATCCTGCGCACCATAGCTGACGAGCTGAAGAAGACCACCACCCATATTGATTGTTTGATAGAGCGCAATATTATTTTTGCCGGCTGAGGCGACGCATGCGACGCACCAATGTCCAACGTGGTTGCGTTGGAGGTTGGAGTGGTTTAAGTTGTCTAGTATGCTCTGGATCTGCTGCTGCGGCGGCGACGGCGGCGGCGAGTACGACCACCCTGCCGACCCTGCACTTTTCCAAATGCATCCCGAACAGGCGGACCTTGTCCAACAGGGACGGGGTTCAGCTTATTCTTCCGCTGCTCAAGATCAGAGGCATCAGTTCCAGGGGGCAGGTCACCCCCACGCTCTTTCCGAGTGTATCTGCGCATTACTTCTAGCGAAGAAATTACGCAGCTTACGCCTTGGAGAGGAGGTGCGCCTTCTTGGCGCGGGCACGAAGCGTCGCCTTGCGGCCGCTCGACTTGAGGCCGTGGGACTTGAGGACGCGCTTGAGGGCCTTGGCGGACGGGCCCTTGCGGGTACGGCGGCGACCACCGGGCATGCTACTAACAGCGGCAGGAGAGAGGGCGGGCATTTTGTTTTAAGGGTGAGACAAACTTTCAGGATGAACGCAAGAAGGAAAAAATGGAGCCCCTGTTTGCTGGGCTGATTGCTGGGTTTTTGCTTGCCGGCATTTTTGGTGTCTATGGGTGTCTCAGAACAAAGCGGGGGGAGGTGCCCAAGTCGCCGTCCTCTGAGAATCTAGCAGATATGGTTGGAGAGGACCCTACTCAAGAAGCAGCTTCGGCGTGATGTGCATGGCCTCCAACTCCTGCATCCACAACTTCATGGCGTACGGAATGGTCTTCATCACAAAGTCCGTTTTGTTGCCACACGCACCACACGAGTAGATTCCCTCCACAGGATTGACCACAGCCAACGTTCCGCAGCTCTTGCAAAGTCCCGTCTTGAACGGGTCGGAGACATCCATCAGACGCTCCTTGGTAAACACCGAGATGCCGTGTGACAGCATACAATCACGTTCCATCTCACCCACGCGCAGACCACCATCGCGGGACCTGCCCTCGCACGGCTGCCGGGTCAGGGACACAATCGGGCCACGAGCACGTGAGTTTCCTGTCCACACCGGCTTTCCATTGCGCCGAACGTAGAACACGTGGCCTGGAACCTCCAAACAGTACACCCTGCCATCGAAAGGGACCATCCTCTCACTCTGACCATGCTGTGTCATGTGGTGACCGTGATTCATTGCAGGTCGATTCTTTGCCCGAATAAATGCGAGTAGCCACAAGTCTTGTGTCGTCACACCCGAATGATTTCCAATTGTGTAAGGACTACCGGCTGCCGTATGAAGGCGCTTGTTCGCAGACCACCCGGAATGGAGTGCGAGACGCTGAATATCATCTGCAAGTTTTGTGGACGATGTAGAGTACAGTAGAGACCCAGAACCCCCGGTATGTCCGTCGCTAAGGAGCAGTCCGGTGATGAGTGTCAGTGACTGTTCCTTGTTCAGCTCCCACACCCACTCAGGTAGACGCTTGTTCGTTGCACCAACACTCAAGGGGCGCATGTAGGTACGGAGGTTCTTGTCCGAAATGTCCAACTTGCACGAGTCTGGATAGTAGCGATACGCGAGATTGAGACGAGGTAGACACGTCTCTAGAGCTGCCTTAACGCGCGGCTTGTTGGCCGCGACTGTCACGCGACTGTCTGTACACCATCCATCTCCAATCCAAATACCGAAGAACGTTAGCCACGCGTCCATGTCAACCGGACCGACATTTGGAAGTACGAACTGGTATGCCGGAGCCAACCACTCACCGTCCTTCTGATACTTGACATGCTTTCCCATAATATCTGCAGCCTCGTGGAATCCATACCTCCACTCTTGCTTTCGAGTATAGGACTTAGCAACCCACATCTGATGGTTCGGGGTCACCTTTAGACTGATCTGATCTGCCTCTGCTTCATACATGTCACCCTGATAGTCATATGCAAATGTCTGAAGTGGATGCTCATAAATGACACATCCATTCTGAAGTGTAGCTACCTTGTCCTCCAGTGTAACCTGATTAATAGGCTTCCAACCCGTCGTCGTTAAGACGTCGTGATCATCGGTCATACAGTGCTTCTTGTCGATCACCATGTGCTTGAGACGCTGGTAGAAGGTGGGACCCATGAAGATCTCCGCCTGCATCATCTCGCCCGTCTGTCCGTTGTACAAGATCTCGTTTCCGTAGGGATGCATGCCCATGTCAATCATGTGCTTCTTCAGATCCTCCACCTTCAAGTGAGAATACGGCGTACCATCGCCCAGCGTCCCCTTGCGCACACCGATCTTGCCGAAGATGTTCTCCATCAGCTGAGCAATCGTCATGCGAGACGGAACAGCGTGAGGGTTCATGATGATGTCCGGACGCAGACCCGTAGATGTGAAGGGCATATCCTCCTCCTCCATCAACATACCAATCGTACCCTTCTGACCATGACGAGACGACACCTTGTCTCCAATCTGCGGAATGCGCTCCGACACTGTGCGGACCTTGATGAATGGGTAGCCATCCGAGTTCTTGTCCTGCCACACGCCATCAATACGGCACTTTTCAGAGTTCTTGTGCGTCGTAGAGGCATCCCGGAACGCGTAGCCCGCAGCATCATTCCGCAAGTTCACCACCTTGCCGATGATCACATCGTTCTCATTGATCACCGAGTTAATGATCGGAAGCCCATTGTCCGACACGGCTGCATAACTCGTGTTCTTGTACTTGCGAGTATTGTGCTTCTGCGGCTTCATGAACTTCTCCTCCCGACCGGAGGTGACGTTCCGGTGCTCCTCGTCCTTGTACATGCCGTAATACAGACCGCGGAAGAACCCACGCTGGACTGCAGACTTGTTCAGAATCACCGAATCCTCCTGATTGTATCCGCCATAGCAAGCAATCGCCACAATTGCATTCATACCAAACGGCATCTCATGCATCTTCAGAATGTTCATGGCCCGCGTCTCCACAATCGGCCGAGCGATGGAACAGAGTACATAGGCATTCTTGTCCAGGCGCTTCGCAAAGTTGCCAGCGTAGACGCACATCGCCTGCTTGCCCATGGCCGACTGATAGGTGTTACGGGGCGACTGATTGTGATCCGACAGTGGAATCGTAGATGCCATGTGACCCACAATCAGAGACGGGTGGATCTCGTAGTGTGTGTGGGCAGGTGTCAGCTCGGCGTGGTTCATGGCAATCCACAGCGTCTCCGTCTCAGACGAATCAACATAGTCAATGGACGACTTGCACCATTCATTCCAGTTTGACGTGTCCTGCGGAGGCGTCATGCCGGTCCGAAACACAGGGCGGACGCAGCGACCACCGTCCGTCTCCACTGAGATGCCATTCATCAGCGTATACCAGGCCACCGAAATATGCGGATGCAACCGGCGGCTCTGCTTTGCGGCCCGCAGGCGAACAACTAGAGTATGGGGATCCTTCGTATACCCAACAATCACACCGTTTACGGTAATGGACGTACCTTCGTACACTTGAGGAGTGGTGATCCACTGAATATCGCTCATCTCCCGAAGATAATGAATGACCGTAGTGGACGGCGTGTGCTGAGAAATTGAGGTCAGCAAGCTCATGTTCTTCACAATGCCTACAGAATGGCCTTCGGGTGTTTCCACCGGACACATGAATCCCCACGAGGTACCATGAAGCTTACGAGGTGCCAAGAGCTTGCCTGACTTTTCCACGGGCGTCTGAATGCGACGAAGGTGGCTCAGGGTCGCGGCATAGGACATGCGAGCGAGCACCTGCGAGACACCCACCTTTGTGGCATTGGACATGGCGGCCGCTGCGCCAAGACCCTGAACCGCAAAGTTGCCCGTTGCCAGTGCCTGCTTCAACTTGCCTTCAATCGCCGAGACCTTCAGAATCTTGTAGAGATTGTTGCCATTGAGAACATCCATTGGACGCGGACCACCCTCACCACGCTTCCAGGAGTCATTGTTCACCTCTTGCACAAACTCATTGCGAGTATCGTTGCACACCTTCTGAAACAGCTGACGGAAGAGATGGGTCAGCAGAGCACCTGTCGTCACCACACGCTTGTTTGGGTAGGCATCACGATCATCCAGAGGGATCTGCTTGCAATATGTCAGCAGAAGCCTGCGAATCATGGACCCCATCAGCATAGCCTTGCGAGCATTGTGAACAGGCGTGGTTGTCAGCTCCTCGGCAAATCGCACATGAGGAAGGAGCTCCGAGTTCAGAAGCTGCCGAACATATGCGCACTTGTCCTCCTGATTGGTTCCATACTGGAGGTGGTTCGTGAGATACTGAATGGCCTCCTGCTGTGTGAACACCCGAAGCTCGGCTGCATCACGGAACGAAGCAGCCAACAGCTCCACGTGAAGATCTGACTCGTTGCCCCACACAATGTTCGTGATGGCACGATCCGTCAGAACGCCCAGAGCACGGAAGTAGACCACAACCGGAATGTCCTCTCGGAAACGGGGCACGCACGCCGTGAGTGGATTGCCGTAGCCGTTGAACTTGGAACTCAGCCTGATCTCCAGCTTCTTCGGAGGCATCGTGAACGACTCGTGCAGAGACTTGATCTCCACTGAATGTGTGTGCTTGGACGCTGACTTCTTGTTCTGAAAGATCATGATCCGATTGTCTGCCACCTTTTCCTGGCACAGAATCGTGCGCTCGGATCCGTGAATAATGAAATATCCCAGTGGATCGTGGGCACACTCTCCGTACTCTGCCAGGCTCATAGGGTAATCCTTCAGCAGGCACAAGCTAGATCCCAGCATCACGGGCAGCTTGCCCAGCGAGATGCCCTCAAACACATGCGACTCTTCATCGTAGGTGTCCAGCAACGGTCCCTTGTACGTCCGCACAAGAAACCGAATGTCCACATACATTTGTGCAGCGTAGGTGAAGTTGCGAATACGTGCCTCCATGGGCAGCATCGGCTTCACACGCCCAGTGGCCTCCTGAATACGCGGCTTGATATACGATACATTCTCAAAGGACAGCTTGAACTCATACTTATACTTCTTGATCGCCTCATCCTGCTCATGCCATACCGTGATGGGCGGAGTCGATTGCATGATCAGGGGAATCTTGTGGCGAACAAAGTCCTCATAGGAGTCCAGCTGATGGTCCACCATACGGCGAACACCATTGCTGAAGTAGGCACGAACTGCAGTCCATTCGTTGGTGGTGGAGATGGTGGGGGTGGTGGGGGACGTGGTGGTGGCCGAAGGGAGCGACGTCATGGTATCTATTGGTGGTGTCTTCCCTGTAAATAAACTCATCCGTTTTGAATAAGCGATGTCCGGCGTCAAAATTCAGAAAGTAGGGCACACAGAGCCGGAAGCAAAGCGTCCAGTGACTCGGCATAAGTCAATGCGAACGTTTCCCCGTGGTGTCATGAAGGGAACCCGATCCCGCGGAGGCGGCAATGAAATTGTACCCGTCAAGGACCCCGCGCGACCTCCGCCGGTTCGCAAGGGAACATTGAGAATTCTGACAAAAAAGGGAGCTGAAGTTCGCAGGAAAACAATCAAGAAGACCGTCGGCGAGATGAACGACAGTGTTGTCCGCGCATCCCTGAAGAAGTCCAATATCAACCTCAGTCCAAAGACGCCGGCCCACATTGCACGTGAGATCCTTGAAGGCGGTATGGAAGCAGGAATGATTGTCGGCAAGTAAAGTAATGACGTCCATTTGGGGACCCCTCGGCTGGATGACCTTGCATTCGGTTTCTTCATGCTATCCGGATTCGCCCCTTCCGGAAGAACGCACGCTGATGTATACGTGGCTTGATATGTTTCAGTCTACGATTACGTGCCCGAGTTGCAAGGAGCATTTTGGACAGTCGCTAAACGGATACCGACGGCTGCATTCGGAGATGTTGAATTCGCGCACAGACTTTATGCTTGCTATGTTTCGGCTTCACAATACCGTCAATCGCAGATTAAACAAGCCCATCTACGCAACGGTTGCCGATTGTTTTGAACAGCTTCGTACCAATGTGAAAACCCGCTCTGCCCGTGAATACCGTGGGGCCTACCTCAATCATATTCGCCGATTTTGGAGAACAATGCAAGATGCGTCGGGGTTCACAGCTCTCAAAAAGATCAACGAAATGACCAAAATTGAGATAGACTACCTTCAGCGTCACGAGAACAACTTTGAAGTGTCTATTCTTGAAGCCAATGTACTTCCTATTGGGCCGGCTCTAGAAGCCGTACTTCCCGGAGCCGAACAGCCGCCACTTGTCCGGCTGGACACACGGTCAGCTCCACGTATGGGGTTCGTCAATGGTCGGTTTCAGGTAAGGAGATGAGTGCGCACGCGGGTTGGCTCTTGCATGGGGTTCCATGGCAAGGAGATAAACGGATCGGTTTCCCATGCGTAGGCTTTCATCCATGGATGCCGAGAATCACGTCCTTCTTCGTAGAACTCATCCGGAAACTTGCCACGGCCAGGCAGAATAAAGTCCAGCTGCTCTTGAATACCAAACGGAGGAGATGGGTGATCCCAGGTAAAGGTGGTGATCCGCGGATGTTCCATGATCGCCGCCAACAGAGGTGCCTCTGCATATGGATACGTCCAGCACCAGTCCAGCACCTCAGAGGTCTTGAAATAGTGCAATGTCCAAGCCAGTGTCTTTTGAAACGCATAGACCACCTTGTTCCAATCCACCACACCGTCCATGAGATGGATCGCCATGCGGCTTTCAATCGCATGACCGTCCCGAGAGACAATGTGCCGATCCGTCTCCTTTGCCCGCTTTGCCAAGACTTTCAGTTCGTCATCCGCCGCCGCCTCTACTGTTTGTTTTGTCATGTAATGAACCGCTCGTCCGTATCCGTCCTCACGCAGAGAGAACATGGCAATTGTCGGCATAAAGTCGTTTCCGAAGCACATGACGCACATATCGACCCAATCCTCCGGCTTCATGGGCAGGACCTTGCAAAGAGCGGCAATGTCAAACGTGGAATAGCCCGAGTCCTTGTTCTCACGGATCAGTTTGATAGGACCCAACTCAGATTGTGCCACAGAAATCAGCACCAGGTCGGCGTCCATGCCGTAGATGAGAATACTCCCCCGTTCTTTAGGTTGGAGCGTACGCAGCCAGGTAAAGATCTTGTGTTCGCCTTCACCCGGCTCGTCGGTGCCCGAAAGGATACACTCGGGAAAGCAGAACCGCAACGTGTCCTCCAACTCCATCATGAACTCAGTTCCCGGTGAGATTTGGTTCTTATCAAACAGCGCAGGTTCGGGAACTCGCATGCGACGGAACCGTTGCTGAACAATCTTCGCATAGGGCACCAGTCCATCAAACGCAATCAAGACCTTCCTTCCGTGCGCCACGTCACGCAGAAAGTTCCGCAAGGCCACCACCACACTGCCAATCGGATTTTCGGGTTTCAGATAGGTGTGAATGAACGCATTGAAGTCAAGTCCGAGTGCGTCGCAGTCTAGCGCAACTGTGCCCGTGTCTTTTTGGATATGCTTGTGTGTCCGCAGGAGAGACGCAACGTAATACGGAATGCCCATTCCTCTTCATAGGCACGAGACTCTAAAGTCACTTCAACAGACGTCCAAAACGGATTTCATACTTGAGAACCAACCCAACTACACTACGATGGCAACCTCTCTCTGCCCCATTTGCGATACGCAGCTCGTCACCCACGTGTCCTACGGAGTTTTCAAGAAAGACGGATGTCGCATGTGCGACGAATCCGTATGTCCGGAGTGTTATCACGGAATGCGCTACACCTGCAAGATCTTCAAGATTGAAAAGGAGAAGCACGAGTGTATCTTCTGCAAGACCCTGGATTACAAGTACTTCATGTACAAGGCAGTGTACGAAGAAGCGGGTGAGTTCATGTGTTCCGATTGCGCGGAAGCTATTCTGATGAAGGAGTAAATGGTCATCCCCGGCCTTCTCCTTCTCGCCTGCGTTGTTTTTTTCATGTACATGTGGAAACCTGAACCCACACCACGACAGGGCTGCTCTACGTGCCCGAACCGACAAAATATCGTGGATTAACAAATGGAGGGTGGAAAGAACATCATTGGTCCTCTGAAGAAAGGCGAGTTGGTCTCCAAGGGATACAAGGCGACGGGTAAGACATCCACTCGTCGTCGTGCATTGGCCAAGGCTGTTCGTGCGTATGGAAAGCTGTCTACGTTCCGTAAGTTGAATGCGGTTGCTGTTCTGACCAAACGCCGCGCACCTGCACGATCCAAGACCTTCAAGTCCGATCGTGACTGGGTGAAGAAAACCTACTTCTAAGACAAATGCGTAAGATTGACTGGACATTCGTCTTTATGATTGTCGTTGTTGGCATCTTTACCCGCTCGGTGTTTCTGACCTACTTTGAAGAGCACTTTACTAATCCCTCAGCACAGGTTCGGACCAAAAGTTGCCCGGACGGCACCCGAACCACCAACGGGCAGTGCCTTCTTGAGTGAGTCTACCTCAAGGTCACGGACGATCACTGCTTCGCTGGCCACGGGGGCCTGACGCAGCATGAGCTTCGTGCGGAACCGCTGAGCATCAAAGAACTCGTGCACCGCCTCCTTCACAACCTCCGGGTCAAAGTCCTTGCAGGAGAACACATCCAAATACATGGAGTTGTTCTCTTCCACAAAGTGCGCAGTAATGTTGGATGTCTCAATCAGCTGAACGAGCGTGTATCCCTTCTTGTTGCCTGAGCCGAACATGACGACCCGCGGCTGTCCAAAGGGCACCATGTCAATACGCTTCACCAGTGTCTTTGCAAAGTTCGTGATCACGGGAGACGAACCAATCATCTTCGGGCTGCAGCCGGCGGCATCAAGGATCAGGTGCTTTCCCCAAGTGCGAAGAGGAGCTGACATATAGTGTATACTCTTGTCTTCCGTCTAAATAATGAAGAACGTGGGTCTGAACACACTCCCCGCGGTGAAGGGTCATATCTTCAACCTGACAATCAATCTCGTCTGCATTGCAGTTTTTTACGTCTTCCTAGGCGGTCTTCTGTCTTGGTGCCTGTGGCGCGTGTTCCCTGCGTTTGACGAAACATGGGAGAAGCAGTCTAATCTCTATCAGCTACTAGACGTTGCCGCTGAGATTTCGATCATTGTCATTCTCGCATTTTGGACAACCTATACCGTGCATTCGTTTATTCCCGTGCTGCCTGTCAGCCAAAGTCTTGAAGGCTACCTTGAATCGTTTGGAGGGCAGATGATCTTTGTCTATGCAGTGTTCGTGTTCCTGGACACCCTGGATGACAAACTGAAACATGTCTACCACGATTTCTTTGGCACCAAGCACTCTGCGTAAATTTTCTTGTAAGGTCATAAATGTACACCTACCTTCTCACGACTGCTCTGCTGTTCTTTGTGCTGACCCCGGGCATCCTCCTCCGCCTCCCCCCGGGTGGTTCGCAGATGGTCGTCGCCGCCACCCACGCGCTTGTGTTTGCCGTGGTCCACGTTGCGATGCACAAGTATGTTTTCCACTCGTAAGGCGTTTTTTTCTGCGCTACTAAACAAAAATGTATGGTAAGATGCTTTTTCTTGCTGCGCTGTTCTACTTCCTGATCCCGGGTGTGCTGGTTCGCCTCCCCCCGGGCGGCTCCACCATGACGGTGAACCTGACGCACGCCGTCGTGTTTGGCCTGGTGGCGTGCTATGGCTGGAGCATGGTGAAGGGCAAGATGGGCAAGTAGAAACCTCCACACAAAACCCCAAGGATAACTGCTGACGTTTGAGGGACGATAGACTGGCACCCCTGCCCCTGTATCGTCCAAAACGGATCCGTTCACCCCAAATAAATAGACGTCGGGTATCCACAATGTCTTTCACTATCAGCAACCAACACTCCACCATGGCCAAGCACACCTACTTCTGCACCGAACTCACCTGCAGCCGCGAGGTGCCCCTGTATCTTAGCAAGTGCGCCGCGTGCGCATGCCCCGGCTGCGGGGAGACGGGTGCCACCGTTCTCGGGTCTGACTATTGTCATACCTGTATGTCGGTGCGCGACCACCCATGCAACACCGCCTTTGTCGCCGATGGATGGTGTCCCGACTGCAACTTGGTTGCAGTTGTTCTGCCGAACCGATGCCACGAGTGCCAGTACAAGCACGACGATGTGTGCACGTGCGACGGCGACGAGCAGTGCGCCCACTGCGCGCGCTATTGGGCCGACAAGAACGAGGAGGCCATTTGGTGCGGCGAGGATGAGCCACACTGCACCTGCGACGGATCTGGCCGCATGTGTGACCATTGTGCGGAGGAGTACAATGAGCCGTGCCGCGGATGTGGCGTCCCGTCTCAACTGTGGACGGACAATACGTATTGTCGCTCGTGCTACGTAGAGCGCTACGGGGACGAGTTCCCGGCTCGCCCGAACTCCGTGTCTTCGCCGGTTCCCCGGTACACATCCATTCAGTCCATTCGGGACGAGATTGCCGAGATTGAGGCACGGCTCAAGACGAACATGACAAAGGGCCAAAAGGACGACTGGATTTGGCTTCTTCAGAACCGCCGCGGGGATCTTGCCGCGGCAGAGAAGGAGATGTGGGAGGGATACGACGAGGACGACCTCCGCAAGCTTGACCTTCAGTTGCGTCGTTAGCTACCCTTGCGAAAGGACATGCTTCACTAACGGATGGGTTTGATGCGCTGCAATATCCGACCACGCAAGGTACTCACGAAACGTCCGCTCGTTCCTTGAAAAGGGAATGCGAGGATAACAACTTTTTAACTCTTGAAATGCCGCCGCCTGGTCGTGGGCGTTTTGTTGGCGTAGAAAGTTCATGATCTGATCCAGTTTGCCCTTGCGCTGGTCCTCCGATAGAGCCTTGAAGTTTGTGTAGAACACCTCCATTGTTCTTTTGTGGGGTCCACAGTTAAAATGGATTTGGTTTCTGCCTAATTGGAGAGTGTGGTCAACATGGAGCACCTCTACATTCTTGAACTCACCTGCGGAAAGTGGCTTGTCGGCAAGTCAAGGGACATTGAGCACACCTACGCCTACTACGCCTGCGGATTTGGACCGCAATGGATTCAAGTGTACAATCCCATTCGCATTGCCGAAACTCGCCCAGTGAATGGACCGGACGATGTCTACAATACAACCGTCGCTCTCATGAAGAAGTACGGAATTGATGCAGTGCGCCCGTTTGACTGTGAGACCATGCGGCTCGGAGATGAAGAGGAGCGTCTGGTCCGGTTTCAGATGTATGCGCCCCCGAACTCCTGCGCTCGGTGCCACGCAACGGGTCACAGCTACAAGGAGTGCACGCAGCCACTTAACACAAGTTGGTCGTGTCAGTGGTGTGTGTCCGATTACCCCAATCGGTATGCCTGCGAACAACACGAAAAGGGATGTCGGCCTCCGGTGCCTGAGCGTCCCGAGCCGAAGGACTGGTGCACACGATGCGGCCGAACGGAGCACACATCCAGTCGGTGCTACGAAGTCCGGCATACAGAGGGATGGCGCCTCTAAAACGGAAACCGTGACGCACAAACAACCTCTTCTTACAATGGAGCCCATCACTCGCACTCAACTTCAGAATGCTCATGCCGCCGCCATCGCCGAGAAGGAGTATCTCGTCCGTCGTGCACAGGAGATCAAGGGACAGTTGGCAGCCGAAGAGTTCTACAAGGAGGTTCTACGCATCGCAGAACTGGGAGAGGTAACCCAGGCATCCTCAAAGTCCATGGAGCTGGGTGTAGCCTTTGATACAATGATGTTCTGGACAAAGGAGCACTTTCCCGACTGTGATGTGACAACGGAGATTCGCCACATCGGGAACAATCCAACCTACGCTATTCGCGTGGGATGGGGGGCTTTCGTTCAGTAAGACTACGCCAACCCAAGAAACTCACGTCCAAGTTTAGAGCCAACAAACACCAGGCCAGTGGCAACAAGTGCAACAGTTGAATGACCGGGCATAGACGGATACAGAAGAACGTGCGAAGCAACCAAAATCACAATGCCCACCCAAAACATCACTACGTATGCGTCCATTTATTACTTGGATACAGACAAAGATGGCGGTCAAAAGTGTAGGACTCAAGCTCAAGTACTCTCTGTATTCGGCACTTGCGTTCTTTCTTGTTGCCAATCCGGTGACGTTTCGCTTCGTGAACTCGTTTATCGCAGGCGTTGCAACAAACGGGTGCCCTACGGCGTTTGGGTTTGTCCTTCATACCCTTGTCTTTTTCGGTGTATTGTACGGTCTGATGAGCCTGCCACC